ATCAAATATCGTTGTGAAGGCACACGGAAATCAGGTGACCCTTACACGTCGTGCTTCAACTCGGTGTTGAACGGGTTGATGCATTTGTACGTGCTTAGCGCGGGGGCCAATCCTGACGTGTTAATTGGCAAGTGTCGTATGCTTGTGCAAGGTGACGACAATTTACTTCGCCATTGTCCTTCTCTTCAGCCTGACTGGAGGGTGCTGGGGAGATTGGGGTTTAAGTGTGAAAACATTTATCGGGCTGGACCCCAGCAAGCCGAATTTTGCAGTTCGCGACTGTATCCCGTGCAAGGAGGTCGATGTTTCGGCCCCAAGCTTGGGCGGCTGTTCAACAAATTCCTAGCATTCAATAATCCACCTCCTGGTGTTCACCCGAAATCCGTCGCGAAAGGGGTGGCATTGGGTTTGGTGGCTGTAGCAACATTTATTCCACCTGTTGCTGTGATGGTATTACGGGTTTTGCAACTGTGCGCGGGATATCGTGCGTACTTCACGAAGCCATTCTATTGGAGTATGACCCACCTCGCACAAACCCCAGATAAGTATGCCGTGTATAATATGTTAGATGACATCTATGGGTTGAGTATAACCAACTCGGCGTATCTTTATCGTACCATCGAATCACTTAATTTTGGCGATTATTTTGATAGTCCCATGGCCCACATGATCTTTGATCGTGACACAAGTGGGCGTGCAGTGATATTTGCACACTGAGCCGGGTTGCCGGGGTGAGGTGTACACTGACTTTCTGTCCGAGAGGACCGCAGCAAGGCCGGCGGGTGCCGGAGATAATGCGTAACAGCACTGGCATGGCAGTACCACCATGCAACATCCTGTGGCAACCCATAAAAGTAGTCCGCTTCAACACCACACCCTCTGGGCAAACAGTGTTAATTTTGCATGTCGGAAACCCGGACGCAAACACCATGCCAATCCTGGTTCGTAGCGCCGTACATGTGTCTGTAAAGCGAGTTACTCATGGTGATGGACGACCTGGCGTTGACGAAAAAAGTGGGACCACAATTCTCAACATGTCTACTAACAAAACAACTACTACTACCACTACTACAAAACCTGCAAAACAGCAGAAGAAAAAACAAAAACCTCAGAAACAAGTGAAGACGACCACTACCGAGATTTGGGGTGCATATGGATTTGCGACTTTGGCAACCTCAGATTTGATTGCTAGTCCTACAGACATCGTCACTTGTCTCTACATGGGGGATGTTGCAAATACAACTGGTGTTGCTCCACTTGCTGGGTTTTCATCGACTGGTGGGAACACAGCGTGGTCCACAGCAATACAGAAGTATTATGGCAATGCGGCGGCTGCAGGAACTGTGTTCGGTGCTGCTCGACCAATTTCTGCTGCTTTGCGGCTTACCGTGAAATTTGCTAGTACACAAATTCCACCATTGTTATATGCCGGACAAATGTCCCAGGCGGTCGCGTTTGCTGCTGCAGCTTTCGCAACCACACCCAACGGCTTGCTTTCTATGCCTAATAATCATAAGGGTGGTCCTACTACCACCAGTATGCAGGCCTGTTGGGTTCCTCAGGATTTTGAGGACATTTCCGTGCTGTTAACTACCTACGCTTCAAGTGCGCCTGTTAGCACGACAGTGCCATTTGTTGCAGTCTCAGAG